GCAGGAGACCCGGTGATTGAGATCGCCGATCCATCATTGATCGTGGCCGTGACCGGCGTGGTCGGCATGGTCACCGGCCGCTGGGTGTCGGTCCGGGGGCAACGAGAACAACGCCGCCAGCAGTCCATCGAGGACGCTAAGCAGACGACGATGAGCCGGATCGCCGAGACCCAGCAGGCCCTGAACACCTACGAGACGCTGACTCACACCCTGACTGCGGAGGCTGGGCGGGTTGCCACGGCAGCTGAGCAGCTACGTGGCGAGCTCAACACGGAACGCAGTAAGTACCTGCTGGATACCGAGGCGTGGCGGGTCATTGAGGTCCGTTGCCGGGCGCAGTCTTCCACGCTCGTCGCGGCGCTGTTGGTGCTGCAGACCTCGCTAAGTGATGCCGGCGCGCAGTTGAGGGTGCAGAACGTCCGAGACCAGATCACCGAGCACCCACACGAACCCACTGCTACGGGAGGAACCCCATGACGCTGATCCTTGACTACTCTTTCGCCCGTCCTGACCCTGCCACGATCAAGGCAGCCGGGTACTCCGCGGTGATGCGGTACCTATCGACCTCCCCGGGCCAGCAGACCAACCCCAAGGACATCTCGGCGCCGGAGGTGCTGAAGCTGCACACGGCCGGGCTGGGCATCGGCCTGGTGTGGGAAACCACTGCACGGCGCGCTGGCGCGGGACAGGCCGCGGGCCAGGCCGACGTCGCCGCGGCTGAGCTGCTGGCCGACCGGCTGGGTTATCCACGGGTCTGCCCGATTTTCTACGCGGTAGATTTCGACGCCAACCCCGATGCCGTCGCCCCGTACTTCACCGGGATCAAGGCCAAGGCCCGCCGCCCGATCGGGGTTTATGGCTCGGCCCGGGTCGTCGAGGCCATCCACACGGCCGGGGTGCCCTACGTGTGGCAGGCGTGTGCCTGGTCCAACGGCGCAGTGTCTGGGATCAACCACCTCTACCAGCGGATCTCCCCCACGGTCCGCTCCGCCATACCCAATACCGATGAGAACGTCGTGATGCACGAGTTCCCGATCTGGAACGGCACCCCCACGGTCCCGGTGGTCGTGGTCAAGCCCCCGGTCATCATCGTGACCAAGCCCGCGAACCGTCCCGCCAGTTCGGTCGCACCGATGTTCCCGTTGGCGAAGGGTTGTTTCTTCGGCCCGGTCGGCGGTGGCGCATCCAGCATCTCCGGCCTGTACGGACACGCCCCGGATCTTTTGCGGTGGCAGGCGCAGATGGCCCAGCACGGCTGGGTTATCACCGTCGATGGTCACTACGGTCCACAGACCGCGCGGGTCACCGCACAGTTCCAGGCCAAGGTGAAGCTGAAGATCGACTCGTTGATCGGGCCTCTTACCTGGGCCGCGGCCTGGAGCCGGCAATGAGCAACGCCGTGAAGGCGTGGGCGGCTGATGTTGCGGTGCGCGCGGTCAAGACCGCCGCGCAGACCTTGGTCGCGATGCTCGGCGCTGGCGCGGTCAACATCCTGCATGTCGACTGGTTGGCCGATCTAGCCGTTGCGGCCGGCGCCGCGGTGACGTGTGTCCTGCAGAACGTGGCGTCCTTCCCCAGTTCTCCGGCGACGGTGGTGGTGCCCCCAGCCCTGCCGTCGCCGGACCAAGTTCCAGCCGACCCGCCGGTCGTGCCGTGATAGAGACCGGCATGGATGACTTCTTGGAGGCCTTGGACGACGACGAGCTGGTGTTGTTCGGGCCGATGTACACCACCACGGTCATCGAAGAGCTCCTGGTCCTGGCCGCTGAGGTCGCGGTCCTGGTCGTCCTGGCCGTTATCGGGATCCGGCGACTCGTCAGGCCTTAGCGTTCGCAACCCGATTCGGCGTGTCCACGGTGGGATGCTCGGAGACACCAACGAAGGAGAACAGTGGCTGGCACGAAGTACACCCCGCCGTCCGCGGTAGCTGACGAGCAGGCCCTCGGTGAGGTCAAGGCCGTCGAGACCGGCCCGTTCTATCTCAACGAGCTCGGTGTCACCGGCCTCAAGCGCACCAGCGGCTACGTAGATGAGGAGTTCCTGCCCCATCTACGCGGCCGGAAAGCCGTGCAGGTGTACCGGGAAATGGGAGACAACGACCCCATCACCGGGGCTTTGCTCTTCACGATCACCCAGCTGCTCCGCGGCCTGGACTGGACCGTGGTTCCTGGTGGTAAAGGCCCTGAGGCGACGAAGGCCGCGAAGCTGCTGGAAACTGCCAAGGATGACATGTCCGAGAGCTGGGACGACTTCATCTCCGAATGTCTCACCCATCTGCAATATGGGTGGGCGTGGCATGAGATTGTCTACAAACGCCGGATGGGTCCCTGGCAGAAAGATCCACGGCACAAGTCCAAGTACACCGATGGCCTGGTCGGCTGGCGCAAGATGCCCATTCGTGCGCAGGAAACGCTGCAGCGGTGGATCTTTGACGAGACCGGCGGTGTTCAGGGCCTCGTGCAGCTGGCCCCACCGGACTACAAGACCCGGGTCCTGCCGATCAGCCGGTCTTTGCTGTTCCGGTTCGGTCACCACAAGGGCAACCCCGAAGGCCGCTCCATACTCCGCAACTCGTACCGGCCCTGGTACTACAAGAAGCGCCTGGAAGAGTTCGAGAGCGTCGGTGTCGAACGAGACCTGGCCGGCCTGCCCATGGTCTCTGTGCCCGCGGAGTACATGAGGGCCAAGCCGGGCACCGAGCAGTACAAAATGGTCGAGTCCATGAAGAAAATGGTCCGCTCGATCCGCAGAAACGAACAGGAGGGCTTAGTTTTTCCCGTTTCCTACGACCAGGACACGAAGCAGCCGCTGTTCAAGTTCGAGCTGCTTAATTCGGGTGGTGCACGTCAGCACGACACCAATCAGCTCATCGAGCGTTACGAGCAGCGCCAGCTCATGACCGTTCTGGCCGACTTCATCATGGTCGGCCACCAAGGGTCCACCGGAACCTACAATTTGCATGTCGATAAGACGGGCATTTTCCGTGAGGCGCTTAACGCGGTGGCGATGAATATCGCCGAGGTCCTGAACAGGCATGCCGTCCCTCGTCTCTTTGCTGCAAATGGGTGGCGGCCGGCTGAATTGCCCACTTTACAGCCCGGCGACGTCGATGCTCCCGATTTGTCCCAGCTCAGCCAGTTCCTGACTGCTACGGCGGGCCTGGGATTCAACTGGGGCCCGGATGCGGACATGGAACGGTGGCTGCGGCACGCGGCGGGGATGCCCGACCTCGGCCCGGCCGACATGGACCAGCGGCGCAAGGTCGCCCGGCAGTCCGAGGCGGCCGTCCTGGTCGAGTCCCAGACCCGCTACCTCGAAGGGCGGGCCGCGCTGATTCAGGCCACCGCCCAGGAGGAGCAGCTGGCCGCCGGGATGCAAACCCCAGAGACCTTACAGCTGGCGCAGCAGTCAGCTCAGCAGCAGACCACTGCTGATCAAGGCGCCGAGTCGCACGCCCAGACGATGGCGCAGGGGCAGCAGTCCCTTGAACAAGGGGCGACGGAGGAGAAGCGGACTGCTGCCTCGCATACCAAGGAAATGAAGGAGCCGCCTGGCGGTGGCGCGAAGACGAAGGTCAAGACGAGTAAACGGTTCACCGGGTGGGATCGTTGATGGCTGGCACGGAGCTGGGTGATGCCCGGCTACTCGAGGACGCCTACGCGCTGATGCTGGGTATGGTGACGGCCCGCCATGGTCAGAAGGCGCAGGACTCCCAGGCGCTGATCGCCTCGTACATGTCTGAGTCAGCCGGTCGGGGTATCTCCCCGGAGGCTTCCTGGGCGATCCTGTTCTCGGCCGGGGTCCTGTGGGTCGACGTCCTGGTGCAGTGCCGTGCCGAGCACCATGGCCAGTCCCATCAGGAGACGGTCCAGGAGCTGTCGCTGCTGCTGCTCGGGGGCCGGCCATGAGTACCGACCGGCGCCACGATGCCGCGACGGCCGGGACCGGCGCGGCCCTACTCGCCGGCGGCGCAGTGGCCCAACACCATGGTTTGGACCTGGCCTACGGCAAAGACTCTGAGGGCAGACCGAACAAGCGGCCCCATCAGGTCACCGGGAAGTTCCGGGACCGGTTCCTGGAGCAGAAGAAGCTCCTGCACACCAGCCATGGGCGGTTGCATTACGTGAGTGGGGCCGGGGCGATCCTGCTGGGTGGGTCTGCGCTGGCCACCGGGATCGACGGTCTGGCGTCCAAACGTGACAGCGAGCCGAAGCCCAAGCGTCGCCGGTCCCTGCTCGTCGAGGGCGTCTCCGGGGTCCGGGAGTCGATGGATGCGCGGATCGAGACCGCCAGGCACCCCGCACCGAAACACCTGGTCGCCGGGAGCTACCTGGGCGGCCTGGGCATCGCCGCTGGCGCTGGTGGGCTGACGCACAACGTGCTGGGCAGGACCAAGGTCCCCGGGTCGCTGCGCTCCGGGGCGGCGGTCCTGGCCGGTGCCACCGCTGGTGCGGTGTCGCTGCCGGTGCAGTCCAAGCTGATCGGCCGGGCCAGCCGTGGCAAGTACGAGGCCACCCCGGTCGGGGTCCGCCGCCGTAAGCCCACCCCTATCGTCAAGCTGGATGCGAACTACCGCGGTAAGGACATGACGTCGGGGCAGAAGCGGGCCCGGGTCATGGGCGCCTCCGGTATCCCGATCATCCCGTTCGCCGGGGACATCGCAGCGGCGTCGACGGCCGCGAGCATGGCCCCGCCAGAGCTACGGAAGAAGACCGCCGCGCTGCAGTTCGGTGGCGCGCAGGCCGGTGGCACGGCACTTGGTGTGGCCGGGGCCTACGGCCTGTCGGCTGCGGCCCGTAAACCCAAGGTCGAGCACGCGGTCACCACGGCCTCGGACAGGGTCTCTGGCACAGCGGGCAAGGTCGGCGCCGGAACTAGACGCCGCGTTGGCCTGCAGCCCAAGACCATCAAGGAGGCGAAGAAGGGCCACCTCGAGCGCGCCGTTGAGGGTGTCTCCGAGCACGCCAGGACCCCGAAGCTGGTCCGGGCCGCTGTGAAGCCGTTGACGCATAACCCAAAACTCGCGGTCCTGGGCGCGGTCGTCGGGTCCACCGTTGGCGGGCAGGCCGGCGGGTACGTCGGGTATGGGCACGCGCTGAAACTGGAACGGGACCGCAACGCGAAGCTGGCGGCTCGGGACTCCAAGCATGGGGTGTCCAAGCTCGTCGACAAGCCGTTGACGGATAAGCAGCGGCACGGGCGGGCAGGTAAGAAGCGCCTCCAGGCGAACATCTCCACGTTCACCGGTCTGACGGGCATGGGTGCGCTGGCTGCGACGGCCGCGGGGAAGATCCCCCGGCTGAAGAAGCTCGGGGCGCTACAGACGCCATTGCTGACCGCAGGCGCCGGCGTCGGTGGAGTCGGGAGTTTCAACTTCGCCCGGTATACCCGTGACGAGGCTAACCGTGAGGACCGCCCGGTGCGTAAGGCGTTCGGGGTCCCCCGGGTTCCGAGGATGCGTCAGGCGACCCTGGTCCGTACCGGCAGCATTGTCCGCACCAGGCGTGGTGGGTTCTCCAAGGCGCAGACGACGATGTCTGAGGCGGAGGCGGCGAAGCTGAGCCACAAGTACGACACCAGGGGGGCGTTGCCGAAGGGATTGTCGCGTCCGAGTCGGATGAAGGCCTACGAGGCCCGGTACATCAGCAGCGGTGGGCGCAAGGGTGAGAAGTGGCACCGCCGCGCGCAGGGCGCCGAGCTCGCCCGCAACGTCGGCGTCGCCGGCGCCACGGCCTCGGCCGCCGGTGTGCTGGCCGCACGGACCCGGCTGCGTGGCCCGTTGAAGAAGGTCCCCGGACTGAAGAAGATCACCAGGGCCCACCTGGAGGTCGCCGGGCTGGGTTCGGCCACGGCCGGTGGTACGGCGGAGCTCTACGGGGAACACGCCCGGCACAAGCGTGCGTCGTACGCGAACAGCCCAGCCGGAGTAGCAGGTAGCGCACTCACCAGGATGCAGAATTACACGAAGGTGGCACCATGAGTTTTCAGCCGGTCGAAGGTGTCCTCGAGACGATCCTGAAGGTCGCCGACGTCGACGAGGCTGCCGCGGGTGAGCTGGTGCGGTACGCGCTGTACGAGTCGCTGACCGATCAGATCGCCGCGGCCCGGCCGCGCCTGGAGCAGGATGTCCTGCAGATCATGGCGAAGCGGGCCGCGGAGACCCGCCGGGTCGTGGAGCGCCAGGAAATCGCCAAGGCCCACCGCGGTGACACGTCTGGGCCGAACGCGCAGGTCGAGCTGGGCCTGGACATCATCGACGCGTACATCGTGTCCAAGGGGGGCCTCGGCGAGCTCGTCGGCACGGCCCTAGCCGTATTCAACAGGGAGCACAAACGCAACGCCCGGGGCGAGTTCGTCCGCAACGGCACCAACCAGGACGGGTCAACAGCGGCCCGCCCGTCGCCGTACGGGGCAATGGACGGCATGGCAGCGTTCACCGGCTACGCCAATACCAAGATGCGTGACAAGGACGGTAACGTCCCGGATCAGGGCGCGAACGGTAACGCCGGCGAGTGGAACCGGCCCGGCTCCCCCGGTGACCGGCTGGCCTACCGCCGGATGGACCTGACCGGTCAGGCGCTGCGGCAGGCCAGCACCGAGGGGTCCACGGCCCACCACGTCGGGGTCGCCGCGTCCCTGATCGGCAATGTCGGCCCCGAAGCTGAGAAGGTCCTCGGCCCCGGTATCCGCCGCACCGCCTACCGGTATCGCGGGACCGAACGCCAACCCGACAAGTTCCTGGTGTCCCAGGTCCGTGACGCCGGGTTGTACGCGGAGCGGATGAGCGATGACACCCCAGAGGCAACAGACTTCCGCGATGAGCTGAAGAACAGCTCTACCGCTAAGGGCGTCGCTGAGCCCGCCCAGGGAGCGGCGATCCACTGGGCTGGTGATGCCCATACGATGATGGGAGAGGACCAGCTGGCGTTGACGATGCGCGGTGATACCGCCGCGTTGCAGCTCATGGACAAGATCCCCAATGCCAAGCTCGCCGAAATCAGCATTGCCGCCGGGGAGCTCCCACCGTCCCAGGGCGTCATCATCGACGCCGACGGCGACGTCACCAGCCAGGCTCAGGGATTCAACGGCGACCACTACGTCCCCTTCGACCTGCGCAACCTCAAGGATTTGCATGGCGGACAGTACGTGAGGACCAGGGTCGCCGGCGGGCCGACGACCGAGGACATCTACACCGGCCTGATGTCCGGGGCCCGCGAGGTCCAGGTCATCAGCAACAGCGGGGTGTTCACCCTCGAGTTCGACCCGAGCATCCGTGGCGGGCGCCGGTACTCCGACAAGGCCCGCCGGATGATTGACCGGTACGGAAAGCTCCTGGAGGCCATCGACGGCGGTGGCCTGTTCGACCAGGACATCAACGCCACCGAACGTGGCCGGCTACGGACCAAGGCGTACTCGGACATGAACTGGGACCCGGAGAAGGGCTCGGACCGGTTCAAGGTGCTGCTGGCGCAGTCCCGGATGCAGGGAGTAGCGGCCACCGACACCGACCCGGGGCAGGCGGGCACGATCAGCGGCACGTCCGAGGAGGACTTGTACGAGGAAGCCGTGGCCGAGACCAACCAGTACGCCAAAGACCACGCGAGGTCGAACAAGCACATCACCGGCCGGGACTACGCCGACAAGGTCCAGCAGTCTTTCGAGGACAAGGTCGCTGAGGCCAACAGCACCAAGGTCCGCCAGATGGTCTTGGATGGGCAGGGCTATGGCAAGGCACTGAAAACGTTGCAGCAG